ACCGATGCGTACTTTTCATCCAACTCCATCGTATGGCAGATACGGTTTGTTTTCTCGCAAGCCATCAGCGTAGAACCGCTGCCACCAAAGGTGTCGACCACAATGGAATTCTCACGACTGGAATTGCCGATGGGATATGCCAAAAGGTCAAGAGGCTTGGAAGTCGGATGGTTTTTATTTTTCTTCGGCTTATCAAAGTTCCAGATGGTGGTCTGGCTTCTGCCTGCGTTTTTGCTCCAGTAGTGCTTGCCGTTCTGAAGGAAACCGTAAAGCACAGGTTCGTGCTGCCACTGATAATCACTTCTGCCAAGCACCAGGGAATTTTTCACCCAAATACAACAGCCGGAAAGATGAAAGCCTGCATCAATAAATGCCTTACGGAAATTCAAGCCTTCCGTGTCGGCATGGAACACATAAGCAGCACCGCCTTTTTCCAGGTGTGCAGCCATGTTCTGAAATGCCGAAAGCAGAAATTCATAAAATTTCTCGCTTGCCATCTTATCGTTTTTGATGGACAGACCATCGGAACTTTCAAAGGCTACATTATACGGAGGGTCGGTCAGCACAAGGTTGGCTTTCTTGCCATCCATCAGCGTAGCAACATCATCGGGATTGGTGGCGTCACCGCACATCAGTCTGTGTCTGCCCACCGTCCACACATCGCCACGCTCCACAAAGGCAGCCTTTTCCAGGGCATCGCTTAAATCAAAATCGTCCTCTTCCACATCGGATTTATCATCTCCGGCAAAAAGGTCTGCGATTTCGTCATCGTCAAAGCCTGCAAGACCGATATCAAAATCCATGCCCTGCAAGGACTCGATTTCGATTTTCAGCATTTCCTCATCCCATCCTGCGTCAAGCGCCATACGGTTGTCGGCAAGGATGTAGGCTTTCTTCTGTGCCTCGGTAAGATAGTCCACGAAAACACAAGGCACTTCATCGATGCCTTCTTCCTTTGCAGCCATCACACGGCCGTGTCCGGCAATGATGCCGTAATCCTTATCAATAATGACAGGATTGATAAAGCCGAACTCTCGCAGCGAAGAACGGAGCTTCATAATCTGCTCCGGGGAGTGGGTACGGGCGTTATTCACATACGGCACTAATTTTGTAATGGAAACAAGTTCCATCTGCGTTGTTGTTCTTCCCATAGCGCCCTCCTTAATACAGACCCCATTCAGCGAACTTCTCAAAGCCACCGAGGTTCTGAATGTACTCTCTCGCAATGGCTACGATTTCCGCATAAGGCTTGCCATCAATGGTGTCATCTCCAATGGCACAGCAAAGCTGCACAGGCTGTTTGGTTTTCTGTGCTTTCAGGAACGCATACACATTCACAGACACATCCGCCTTACTGAGGTCTTTGCCGTGAAGACCGCCGCCTGTAACAGAGTCAGCCATATCACTGCCAAGTTTACGGTTGATAGCACCCGTATCCACATCCGTGCCTCCGGTCCAGTCACCGAGAGGATTGATTTCCGCACCGGAATAGAGTCTCTTCAAATCTGCCGTTTCCACATTGCTCTGGCAGATGATCAGGCGAACACCGTCCATAATGTACTTTCCGTCATAAGGGCATCTGCCGTAAATGTCACGGGCAATGCGGGAAAGTTCCTCCTGCTCCTGTGTCAGAGGCATACCCTTGAAGATACCGTTATCCCCACAGCGAATGCCGTCCTTCTGATTGTTTGACAGGTGCTTATCCTGGGGAACGATAACGATGTCCGTATCCATCACACCTGCGATGCGATGCACGGCGCTGATGATTTCAGCCTTATTCAAATCTGCTGTGGTTTCAATGATAGCGTGGCACACACCGTGACCGATGAGAACCTCCACTGCGATTTTCGGATTTTCTTCTTTTGCATAAGCCAGATCCACAATGGCTCCTGCGATTCTGTCTGCCACCTTGTCCGGATGGCTCGGATTTACTTTTTCAATCATGGTTAAAACCCCTTTCGTTGGTGCAATAGTCGTTCCAGGTCATCATTCGGATTGGTACCGGAGAAATCCACGGAACAGTTTTCTTTTACGATTTGCATGATGTTGTCCCACTGCCTTGAGGCCTGGTTCATATAGTTGATGCCGATATTGATGAACGGAGAGGTGACAGGCTTTCCGGTTGTGGGATGCTTTGATAAAAATCCCAGCTCGTTTGTCATCTCCTCGCACTGCAGCCATCTCGCCACACACATGGCGTAACGCTCAATGGTCTGCGGGGAAACATAACCCGCACAGCCGATGGAATTGAGCCAGTTCCATGTATCCTCATAAATCTGCTTTGCTCTCAGTTCCGTACCGTCACGCTGCTTTGCACTGAGCAGTTCATTTGGTTTCGGCATCTGGATACCTTCCACATCGGGGATATCCAGCATCGTTAGTTTGCGACCGCCGGGGTTGCCGTTCTGTGCCTTTTCCAGATTGGACTTCGGCTTACGACCTGCACCCGGACGTTTTCCGCCACGGCCGCCTGTGTTATTCGATTTTGTTGGCACGATTCTCACCGCCTTTCTGTCTGCGGGCCTTATTACCCTTTTGATTTCGCAATTTTTTCACACGAAACCCCACGCCCGTTGCACGGGATATAGGTCCCGGAGATTTGACCACCCCTACCGGGTCAGTGATTATGCCAACGGTCACCACTTTCTGCGTGAATCTTCGCATGGCAGGACTTACAAAGAGCAATTAAATTTTCTCTTGCATGGGTTCCGCCCTGTGACAATGGCAACTTGTGATGTATCTCTTCGGTTGCTGTCAGTTTTCCTTCGGCCTCACACTTCTCACACAGTGGATGGGCGGCGGCATAGCTGTCACGGATTCGTTTCCATGCTCTGCCGTAGCGTTTCCTTACTGCGGGGTCACGGTCATAGGTTTCGTAGCGTTTGTTTTCCTGCTTCTCATGTTCCTCACAAAACCTCCCGTCCGTTAGGTTGGGACAGCCGGTGAAAGAACACGGTCGCTTTGGTCTTCTTGGCACTTGTTTCACCTCCTCGGGGCATAAGAAAAGCCCTGAAGGATTGCTCCCTCAAGGCTTGGTTTCATTCTGCTTTTCGCTGATTATATCATATCATAAATGCCACTGTGGTATCTTGTTGCAAAGTGTTGCAAAGTGTGCAGGCTTTATATTTTGATTGGATTTTCCGGCATGGTCACATGGTTGATGGCACTGTTATGCCAACGGTACACCGTGGTTCTGTCGGCGTGGAGTTCATCCCCAATCTGCTCCCAGGTATGGTTGTGGATGTAACGGTAACGCAAAACCATACGCTCATCGGTATTGGCGACCTCATCAATCACCGTGCGTATCTGCTTTTTCAGTTCCACAAGGTTGTCGATTTCGGCGTTGATTTTATCCTCCAACTCCATAATCTTAAAAACGCTGCGTACAAAAGGTGCATCCGTATTTCTTGAAGTCTGCACACGCTCCTCCCATGTGGGAGAAGAAATACTGCTCGACATTTCCCTCAGTTTCCCAAGTTCCTCAATATCCGAGTTGATTCTTTGGTCAAGACGGTATGCCTGGCCTAAATATTCTTTTACTTTCACGATTCTTCCACCTCCGCTTGTAATTTGGAGATTAAAAACTCTCCATACACTGAGGTAAGTTCCCTAAACCACGCAGAGCGGAAGAACCTCTCCACCTCATCTTTCATCATTTTCGCTGATTCATTTCTGGGCCATTTTTTGAGTTTTTTCAAGGCATCCCTGTAGTCCTTTACGGCTAAGAGGATGATGCTGTTTGCAAGATTTTCATAAGGGTCGGTCAATGGGCAGCACCTCCAATCCTTGCCTTTACGGAATCGATAAGTGCCGATTGGATTTTTTCCTTTTTACGAAGTGCCTTCATCACATCCTCATCAATGGTGTCTTTCGCAATAATATGATGGATGACCACGGTACTCTTTTGACCCTGTCTCCACAAGCGGGCGTTGGTCTGCTGATAAAGTTCCAGTGACCAGGTCAACCCAAACCATATAATCGTAGAACCGCCGAACTGGATATTTAAGCCGTGTCCTGCACTGGCAGGGTGGATAACGGCAACGGGGATATTGCCATTGTTCCAATCCTTGATGTCCTGGCTTGTTTTTATTTCCCTTACCGAAAAACGCTCTTTAATTCTCTGCAAATCGTGGTTGTACCAATATGCCACAAGCACAGGCTTTCCGTTTGCACCCTCAATCAAATCTTCAAGGGCATCCAGTTTTCGGTCATGGATGTGAATGACTTCTTTTTCCTCGTTATAGACGGCACCGTTTGCCATCTGAAGAAGTTTCCCGGATAGTGCTGCAGCATTTACGGCATCAATCTCCTCATCCTTAAGGTCTACCACCATATCCTCTTTTAAGGCTTGGTACACTGACCACTCTTTTTCCGAAAGGGCAACAGGCACTTCGTTTATGATGCATTCCGGCATTTTTAGAAAATCCGCTGATTTCATAGAAATCGTAATGTCCGAAATCAGTCTGTAAATGGCATCCTCCGCACCGGGTCTTGGCTTGTAGGAGAAAACCATCTGCTGATTTCTCTTATCTGGCACAAAGAAATTATTTCGATAGTGGGTAATGTACCTGCCAAGCCTCTGACCCATATCAAGGATACGAAACTCCGCCCATAAATCCATCAAGCCGTTACTGGACGGAGTACCCGTAAGTCCTACCATCCTTTTTACCATTGGTCTTACCTTCAGAAGGCTTTTGAACCTTTTCGCCGCATGGGATTTGAAGGAAGATAACTCATCAATCACCACCATGTCAAAATCAAAGGGGATACCGCTTTTTGTAATCAGCCAGTCCACATTTTCTCGGTTGATTAAGTACAGGTGGGCAGGACACCTTAAGGCTGCAAGCCTTTCTGCCTCCATTCCGATTGCCACGGAGTAGGTCAACCCTTCAAGATGCTCCCACTTTTCAATCTCCGCAGGCCAGGTATCCCGTGCCACTCGAAGTGGTGCAATCACCAAAACCTTCTGTACCTCAAAGCGATTCAGCATCAGTTCGTAAATGGCAGTTAGTGTGATGACACTCTTGCCAAGACCCATCTCAAGGAGAACCGCTGCCACCGGATGTTCCAATATGAAGTTTGTCGCATAAGTCTGATACTCATGAGGATTGTATTGCATCAATCACACCTCCAATCTGTTCTAAACTGTCAACGCAGAAAACCTTAAAGCCGAGGCTTTCCAACTGCTTTTTACGTCTTATCTGTAAAGGACGCATCTTTTTACCGGGAGCCTTGAATTCCACAAAAGCCATTCTTCCCATTGGCAAAAGCACCAGTCGGTCTGGCACACCATCTAAACCTGGACTTACAAACTTCGGTGCAAGACCTCCCATTTTTCTCACTGCGTCCGTGAATTTTTTCTCTATTATCTGTTCTCTCATGTCTGCCTCCCATCTGACACAAGAAACACAATTACACAACTATTCCCTATATATTTCTTACGCGCCTATACACGGGTGCCTTTACCTTTACCCTTAAAAACAACCATTTCGAATATAAGGGAAATAGTTGTGTTGTGTCGCAATCTTGTGTTCTTAACCTCCGAATTTGTAAAGTCGCTGCCTGCCATAAATCGGCTGACGCTTGATAGAATTGGTTCGTTCCCAACCGCTAATCTGACTCATCAATGCTGCAATGGCATAACTGTCCGAAGGTTTCAGTTCCTGCAGATTCTTCCCAAAGCACTCACACCAGATTTCCGGATTGCTGACCTCCGTGCGTACCACCACGCCTTTATGATCAGGCTGACCGAACTCACTGCCTTGCAGGAAGTTCTTTCTTTGGTATAAATCCATGCTGTCCCAATCGGTCGGCAGTAAGGTATTCAGATACTCTTCCACCATACCAACACGCTCATCTACTTCCATCGCAGACTGCTGCACCTTCTCGGACTCCGCAAGCACATCACCTTCAAGGAACAGTTTCTCGCCAGACTTCCAGATGGCTTTGGCTTCTGCCCAGAACTGCTGACGGTATTCATCGGTAAAGTTCCA